GTTTGGGGTATTTGTCCTCATCTTTATAGTGCTATCCATGCTGGCACTCTATTATTTGTACAGATATCTCTATACGAGTGCGAATACAACCGCGACTGTATTGATTCCCTCTGAAAGGGCTGCTATTACAGCTCCCTCTACACCCCCCAAGGGCCCCATTCCTTCCGAGGGAGGCGAGTTCTCTGTCAACACATGGATATATGTAAACAGTTATAACAAGAATAGAAACACTCGTAAACACATTTTCGAGATTCAGGGACAATACTTCTCTACTCTTCTCATTGCCCTAGGCGCATTTAAAAATACACTCACTGTCCGCACACATACAAACGATATCGTACAGGGCTTTGCCGACGGTGGCTCCGAAGGTGACTCTTCTGACACACCCACTTCTACATCAACACCCAATACGGAAAAGGTCGGCAGTCTCTTAAAATCAGAAGTCAAGGCATTATTCTCCCCGCTTGCGATGGACGACGAACTCCTCGACACGCCGCTGATGTGCGACATTCCTGAAATCGACCTACAGCGCTGGACGATGATTACGGTAGTCTTATCTGGCCGCACGATTGACGTCTACATTGACGGAAAACTCACACGGTCATGTGTCTCAAAATCATATTTTAAGGTCGACCCCACGGCACCCGTATTTAATATAACAGACCGTGGTGGATTTGACGGATATATCGGCAATACTGCAGTGGGCTCATATAGTATGAGTCCCGATGAGATATATAGGATGTATATGTCTGGGCCATCAGGGCCTTCGGCCGATATTTGGAGTTGGATTGCCTCTATATTCCAAGGTGCTAAAACAAACTAGTGAATTCTAATACCATAATAGTTGGAGATGTCAAGTTCATATACAGGAAGTGTAAGTGCCCCCGGTCAAGTGGTAACTGGGTTAGGCCTAGTAGCTATTATATTTGTTGTGATGTTTGCCTGCGAAATCCTATATAAAACGTCGTATGATTCTGGATCTCGTTCACAGACTCTTCTGGAAAATACGGCGTCGTCCGATGACTCGAGTATAGTGATACGTCAGAACACGCAAAAATATCCAAACGCGAAGCCTATAACATTTTCTATGAATGAGCGCTCAGGCATTGAGTTCGCATACTCGTTTTATATCTTAGTAAAACCGGCCACCTTTGATGGACAAGCCACATTCAAACATGTCTTTCACAAAGGATACGGCATGCCATGGCCTCTCATGGGCCCTGGAGTATTTTTCAAGGGCAATGAAAATACTATGCGCGTGGTAATGAATACATATGTGAATCCGTTCACATATATTGATATAAAGAATATACCCGTTCAAAAGTGGGTTCACGTTGTGCTGAATTGTTATATGAACGGCCTCGATGTGTATATAAATGGAAACTTGGCCAGTAGAATCTCCTTCAAAGAAACACTCCCCTATCAAAATTTTCAGGATCTCATCATGTTCTCCAATGTAAATACGAGTGTTTTAGGGCAGGGGAGTTTCCCCATGTCATTGGGTGATGAAAAGTTCCCGATAGCAGGAAGTTTCACAGGTTATTTGTCTAAAGTAAAATACACCCGGTATGCGCTCTCTATAAATGAAATACAGAATCTCATGAACGCTGGCCCATCTACCAAGACGGCATCACGCAATATGGATAGCCCGCCCTACTTGGCGGATGATTGGTGGGTTGGAAAGCATTGAAGATAGCGTGAAGGCCTTAACACATAATCTCTTCTATTCCAGTAAGGATTCAGACGAGACTATGGCCGGTGGAGGGTTGATAGCACTTGTCGCATACGGCGCACAGAATGTTCTTCTAAGTGGTAATCCACAGATGACGTATTTCTATAAGGCATTCAAGCGATACTCGCATTTTGCGATGGAGAATATTACGGTACCGTTGAGTGGACAGAATGAACTTGCGTTTGACCAACCCATTCAACTGCGGGCGAAAGTTCCTCGGTACGGTGATTTAATGTCTGATATGATATTTTCATTTACTATACCCGACATTTACAGCAAAGATATTGCCACTTACACGCCGCCCTTGACCCGTACAGCGCAGTGGGAGTTTCAATGGGTTCGTTATATTGGTGCGGCCATTATAAATAATGTCGCCTTTTTTATTGGTGGCCAGAAGATTCAGGAGTTCGATGGCTCATATCTGCTTTCACGCGCACTTTTGGACCAGGACCAGGATGCCTTTACGAAATGGAGATATTTAGTCGGCGATACACCTGAGCTCACAGATCCTGCGAATGGGTCCTATGCCGCTGGAGGATCCAGTTATAATCCGTATCCGACTGTAATAAGGGATCCCAGTCGCGTCGCAGGCGCGCAACTAAATCGCCCCTCGATTTTCGGTCGAGATATTCATGTACCACTCTCCTTCTGGTTTTCGGAATCCCCCGCACAGGCAATACCTATGGTCGGACTTCAATACCATGATTGCGAAGTCCAGATTACTCTCAATCCCATCAATCAACTATATACCGTGTTGGACGCAAACGGAAATCGTGTGAACTCCGAATATACCAATATAAGTACGACTGAACAGGCACAGCAGAATAATCCCTCCTACGGCACGGCAACAAATACAAATGGACAGATCCGATATTTCTTGACAGATATTGGTGTGGCTCCGAAGGATTTGAACACTTTTGCCATAAATCCTAGACTTCAATCCACCTTCATATATCTTCCGAAAGATGAACAACAAATCTTCGCAACGAGGCCTCTTTCCTATCTCATAAGCCAGGTTACTCCATTTTATAATCCTATACCCGGTACACGGCAACTTCTCGATATACAGGCACATAATCCCTTGACGCGCCTCATATTCATCCAGCGGCGCTCTGATTGGCTGAATAGAAATGACTTTGCGAACTTCACGAACTGGTCTACATACCCGAGCGCCCCTTTTATCCCTACACCCACTGTCACACCAGTTACACAGGGCTCCGGCATTTTATTGACAACTGGGCAGCGCGATATGATTCGTGGTATTCGTGTGCTATCCGACGGCAATGAAATACAGGAGTATAAGACGGTTGATTTTTTCAATCGGTATGCTACCTACCGGCACACGATTGGAATCGGCCAAGATGGTCTTCCTATATATTCGTTCCAGCTGAAACAGGCTCCTGGACAACCATCCGGTTCGTTGAACGCAAGTCGTATTCGGAACTTCCAGGTAGATGTGGATGTATTTCCACTGCCTACAAATACGAACTACGTGTATGACGTCACAATATATGTGGAAAATATAAACTTTGTGGAAATCGTTTCAGGCATGGGCGGTCTCAAATATGTGCTATGATTTCATGGCCGCCAGCTCTTTCGGCCAGTTTACATCTATATGGGGTGTCAGCAGTTTCTCCGCGCCCTTCACCACACGAGATGTACTCGGGTCTTTGTTCAACAACGACTCTAGTTCTTCTTCATTCGCCACCACGAAACAGTTTTCCTTATCGATAAACTCCGTCTTAGAGCCCTCTACCCATTTTTTATTGATAACGAGCGCACAGCGCTCATAAATGGCCTCTAAAAAGGTATATTGCGAACCGCCGCCGTCATTCTTTATAACACTCATATCTACTACGTATTTCGCATCTTTCAGAATCTCCCCGAGCTCTTCAAAACTCTTTTCGAATCCGCCCTTGTAATATTTCGTGAATCCCAGCTCTTTGAGTTTGAAGAAAACATATTGGCGATTTATGGCGCCGTATATATCCACGGGATCTTTCAAGTGTTTATTGGCTTTCAGAATAATATCCGTATGTTTGTCAAAGTCCACGCGCGAAATACTTACGGCTTTGGAGGGGTGTTTATCCTTTTGAAACGGATATTCATAAAAGGGGTGTAATATGAATCGACTCTTTATTCCGAACTGTTCTTTCAAAAATCTTTTCACGGAATCGCGAATGGTAATGACACGAAACCGTTTCAGCGCGGCTAGCACCGGCTCCTTGCCTTTCCCTGTCACCTCTGTAGGGTCATGAATAACAATATAGGTTCCATCCGGTAACTTATCGAGGTATTCATAATATGTTTTATCAATCGCCGTGATGAGTAGTTTCCCTTTGGGCAAGTCAGTCGGTGCGCGATTCTGATACTGAACACCGTATCCATATTCCCGCTGTTTTTCCTCTGTCTTTGAGCCGATTTTGAAGAGGGGGAAGTTGTATTTTAAAGAGAGATGCGCCGTGAATGAGACCCAGCCTCCATAAATCGGTCTGGCCATATAGATAAGGTTTACCATCTTCTGATAAGGTTTAGGAGAGGTAAAAGCCCGGGAAGCGCGATAGAGTGCCGTTACATGCCGTTAAAAAAATACAGGGGAGAAAGATAGGTATAGGTTATGTCA